CTCACGCTTCCCGAAGCCGAGTACGTACCACCACCAGCACCACCATTCCCCCCAACTGAATAATGCCAATCACAGAATACTCAAATACCATCTCAGTAACAACACTGGCACCGAGTTTCGACCCGGACGCACAGGCATTTTTTGACCGAGTTACAACGGCTGGTGGAACATTGTCTCTTACCGAGAAGAACGCAACCAATCAACTTGTACTTGATATGAAAACTGATGGGATTTGGAATAAAATGCAAGCCATTTACCCAATGGTTGGAGCAAGTGCGGCAGCGTGTGCACAGAACTTAAAATCGTCAAGTTTTACGGGTACATTTACAAGCGGTTGGACTTTTGCAAGTACGGGGGTAACGCCTAATGGAACAAGTGCGTATATGGATACGAACTATAATCCAAGTGTTAACGGTGCTTTAAATTCTGCACATTTGGCTTTATATTCACGCACAAATAACACTGGAAATTATGTTGATTTTGGTGCAAATCCAAGCGGACATTTTTTAACTTATAATTTTGGAAATTATTCTTCTTTGAATTCAAGTGATTCGCCAGTTTTTTCAAATTTATCAACATCTGATGGAATGTTCATTGGGTCTCGTACATCTTCATCTGAAGCAAGATTTTTCCATAAGGGAGGTTCTGCAATTGTTAGTTCAAGAACGTCAACATCCCAACCAAATCTTAATTTATATCTTGGGAGTTTAAATAATAATGGTTCTTCTACTTTTGGAACAAATAGAGAATATACTTTTGCATCAATAGGCGACGGATTAACTGACACCGAAGCAGGTAATTTTTATACCGCCGTTCAAGCATTTCAAACCACTTTATCAAGACAAGTATAATGATAGGCTATATTTTAACAATAGAACAAAAAGAGGCAATTCAAGGAGTATTCTTTGCTTCTGATATTTTTTTCAATTGTGTTCAAGATATCAATGATGTTTGGTTTTTGTTTTTGTCAGACCAAGATATAGAAATTTTACCACAAGAATATTTATACCTTTTAGACCTACCACAAGGCGAATACATACCTAAAATAATACCTAACCCATTCGATGAAACTACCAATAGACTTTGAACAATTTAAAAGCGATCCAGCAAAGGCAATAACATTCCTTATGTTGGTCGTTGTGAGTGTGCTATATTACCGTGCTGAACGCCAAAGCAAAGCCATCAATGACCGTTGTGAGAAGCGGTTGGAGTTGTGTGAGGCGAAGTTGGAAAAAATGTCTAAAATGTTAAAAACGCAAGATTCACTTTGTTCTGCGTTAATTACTGAAATATCAATCTACAAAAATTTAGGTAAAATATGAAACTACTTTACGCCCTAGTAGCTATCGCCTTGATTATGGCGGTAACAATTGAACCAAGTATCGAAGAAAAAGCAGAGGAGCAGATACACCACTCCGAAATAATGTGCGATAGTGCTGCAATGGTTCTTGACGAAATGAGACATTACAACGATAGTCTTTTAATTGAAAGATATTTCTATGAAAGTAAGTGAAGTATTTAAAGGCGACAAGGGCGAGTTCAGTTCTAAAAGATTCGTGGGCATCGTTGGTGCTTTGGTTCTTTTTGGCAGCTTGGTTTATTACAATACTCCTCAGCTCGTTGAGGCGGTGGAGTTTATCACTATTTTCTCGTTAGGATACACAGTAATAGATAAGTACACAAATGGCAAAGCAAGCACAGATAGCAAAGCACAAGACAAAGCCTAAAAGAAGAAGGCCCGGAGTACACTCTAAAAACAATAAGCCATGCAAAAAATATATTGGGCAAGGGCGATTATAATCGCATTGCTATTGTCTAGTTGCTCTGCGCAGTGGCATCTTAAGAAGGCTTGTAAGAAAGATCCGGTAATTTGTCAACCACAGGTCGTAAAGTTCGATACAATTATCTACACAGACTCAGTTGAGATTTTTGAAACCTTTTACACCGAGGTAAGCGACACTATTGTGATAGATACCGGGAGTGTTATAGTCAAGATAATCAGAGACCATGATATTATAAGGACTTATGTAAAGCAGAAGCCAGATACTATCAAGGTTTCAAAGACAATTACTTTACCTCCAAGGATTTCCGTAAAAGAATGCGATTACCCATGGTGGTTGGTTATTGTCTCAATAGTATTATTTTTGCTAATAGTATTAAGAAAATAAGATTATGAACATTACAGAAAACTTTACTTTGCGTGAATTGACATATAGTCAAACAGCAATCAAAAACGAAATTCCAAACATCCCAAAGGACCCTGCTGTATTGGAGAACTTAAAGACATTGTGCGAGCAGGTACTTGAGCCTTTGCGTGAGGGCTTGGGTATGCCAATCAAAATCACTAGTGGGTACAGGTCAATCGCATTGAACAAGTACATCGGTGGCTCTAAGACTAGCCAGCACAACACAGGTGAAGCTGTTGACTTTGACTTGAATGAGAATAACGCAAAAGCATTCGAGTACATTGCAAGCAACCTTGAGTTTGATCAGATGATATGGGAGTTCGGTACCGATGAGAATCCCGATTGGGTTCACGTTTCATTCAGAGAGGGTCAAAACAGAAAGCAACTGTTGAAGGCTTACAGAATGGAAAAGAATACCCATTACACAGTAATGCCACATCCTTCACAAGTGGAAGCCAAGGCAAAAAAGAAGACCAAATCCACAACCAAATAAATTGTTTTTCATTCTACATTAATCCCCCACTAGCTGGGGGATTTTTGTTATTACAAAAACGCATATATTTGTATGTAAATAATCTAATGGAATATACTCGAAAATTAACACAGGAAGAACTAGATCAAATTCAACAAGCGAACTCTGAATACACTAGGATGAAGGTGACGATTGCTGATCTAGAAATCCAAAAGCACACAGTGTTAATGGCTATGGATTCTTTGCGTGAAAAGTTTTCATCAATCGAAAAAGACTTGATGGACAAATACGGTAAGGACGCTGTCATTAACATGAAGACAGGAGAAATAACTAAAAAAGAAGATAAATGAAAATCTCTCAATACGGACTTGATAGCACCCCATCGCTGTCAAGCAAGTTAATTGGAACAGATACATCTGATTCCAACATTACCAAGAACTACGAGTTTGCTGCTATCGCTCAGTTAATCAATGAGAACACTCAGTTTGCATCTGTATTGGTTGCAAACTCTACTGTATCTCAAGTGCCTAGCGGTGTTGGTGTTGCGACTCAAGTTTCATTTGGCCCTGCTCAATCAAACGCTGCGGTGTCTTTGGCGGCAAACGGTTTAGTGACATTCAACCAAACAGGACTATACATGATTAATGGGTATGGTAGCATTGAGCGTCAAGGATCATCGGGTGGAGTTAGTATAATTCTTTTCAGATTCTTGGTGAATGGCGTTCAGGCTTCTGCTGTAAAAGGATTCCATTTAGATTCGACTGATGTTGTTGTCCCTTATGAAATAACCTTCCCATTGAACATCACTACAATTGGAACTACGATATCCTTTGAGATTATGCGTGATGCATCTGGTACAGGCAGTGGACTTAATCAAGGTGGTCTGTATCCTCACACAAATCTTAGTGGTTGGAGTAACATCCCTTCTGCCGACTTAAATATCTGGCAGCTCCAGTAAGCATACAATTCAATTCAATCTAATTTAATCTAATCTAATATGTATGATATACGGAAAATATCTATTGGCCCAGACTATAAAGGAGGGGCCATGCATTATCTTGTTGGTCAAAAGGTTCTTGGCGATTCCTATTCAATCTCATCTATTAGGTTTAATGAGGAAAAACAATCAGTCAAGATTTACATTGAAAATGAAAAGAGTGAAGTCATCCTATGGAAGGAATTCACATCAACCATTCCAATGGCTATTGAGTACAACATAAGCTTTTAATGCAGTCACCATTTTATTTTATAACCAAGCCATTAGAGGGCAAGAGATACAATAACACCAAAAACATTGGTGGCATTGATCTCATAATAAGCACGTCAGAGGAAGACTACAAATCCTCTAATAGGCTTGCTGAGGTAATTGAAACGCCAAGGGGATACTCTGGACCCATCGTTCCCGGAGATAC